CACTGAAATGCGTAATGAAGAAACAAAAGAAGTAATTACAGTTAAGGAACTGTACGACAGAATAACTTTAAGGAGGACTGAACATGATACTTAGATGTAGAGCACAAATACCATACGAACCAACTAGTGTGAACGATAAAACAAGGTTTTATAATATATCGGTAGATATACCTTGCAAAGATTTCGAGTCAGGAAAAAGAGAATTCTATGACACGTTAGAAACTATATGTCCAGCACTTGAAGGTAGCAGACTATGGAAAGACAGATACTACATGAAAGAATTTAAAGATGTTTCATTAGGTAGTTAAATACTTTATAATAAACAAAAGGAGAAAGAAGAAAATGCGTGACGAATATCAAGAACTAGAAAACAACCTTATCGATACAGTTCGCTATTTTAAATCTGATAGTAAATTACAAGATAGGGCTTTTAAGAACGCCTATACTATTCTGATATATAAACAGATGGACGAAGTTAATCTTGCTATATCTAGATTACAGAGTTTAATTCAATCATGGGAACTATGCGATGGTATGGACGATATAAACGAATTACCTGGCTTCTGCGATAACTATCCATTCAAACATTCATTAGATGAAATGGATACTATGTGGGGTGATATGAATGAAGATCAACGTAAAGAATATAATGCTAACAAGTTTATGGAACTCAAACAAAGACGTAGAGCATTAGGAGACAAGAAATATATACCAGATGAAAAAGGAGACAAATAAATGGACGTAAAAAAGATTTGGCAAGACAAAGAAATTAACTTCTCCATGCAAGAAATGCTTGCTCAGAACTATGAGGAAGCACAACATAGAGCGAAAGCATATCGCTATATGGCAATCATAAACGAATGTATTAAAGAACTACAAAAAATCCAAGAGAAGTATTGGCTCAACATGTTAGCTAGTGATGTTAGCGACCTGAAGCTAGAAGATATCCCAGGTTTTGATTATAACTATCCGTTCAAATGCAAGCTAGTAGATATAAAACCTAAGTGGGGTGAGTTACCGTGCTTTGAACATGAAGTAGAAGAGGAAAACAACAATGAGTGATTTCAAACGTATCATACATAAAGTAAATCTATTAATGCTGAATGGTGATGATGAAATGAAATCGTCAGAGAAAGATGACTTCGAACAATACTGTAAGATTAATTATGATGTTAACGATTTCTATGCTAACATTGAGTTTCACTACAACCCAAAGACCGAACAGACTTTAGTAGAATTGTTTGACGGAATAGAAGTTGTTACAGCTAGATTTAAGACGTGCCTTAAACCTTCCGAATGGATTATCTGGTACGCAGACTTAGCAAAGAAAAATGTCGATAGTAATTTAATTGTTTAGAAATGCTTTTTTAAGATTTATAATAAAGAAACTTTAAAAAGAAAGGCTAACATGGATTTAACAAATAAAAAACTAAAGGCTTACATAGTAGTTAGTAAAGATGGTGAAAACCTAATAGAGAAAATTAAGGACGACCCATTTTCATATATCCTAAACGAATCTAATTTTAACATGCATTTCGATAACGATAATGTAACTTTTCTAAGTTATGCTTTTTACACAGATTTTGAATACGCCAAAGATTTCGCTCATTGGTGGACAGGGAATTGCGGTGAGGTCACTTTAGTTAAAGAAATAGAAATAACCATCGGTGAGACCAAATACGATTCAGAAGAGGACTTCCCAACTATAAAATAAAATGTTTTAATCTGATACTTAAAATTTTATAATAAAGAAACTTTAAAAAGAAAGGTCGAAAGATGAAAGCATATGCTGTACTAAAAGAAACCATGAATATGGACAATGAACTTAGAGATGAATCGTGTCAAGAGACAACGTTTCATAAAGGGTTAGAGTGTTTCCATAACGCACGTGACTTTGTTACTTGGGACAAATTCAAATTAAGAAAGTCCCATATAGTTTTACATTCTACAATGGAACAAGCTAAACAAGATATAATCGACAAAGCTGGTTCTCTTCATGGATATGTGATTCGAGAAGTAGAGATATCCATATAAAAACCTAGTATTTACTTATCTGGCCTTTTAGTTTATAGATAATTCTATGGATAAAGGACCAGATAATATTATTGATTTTACTAGTGCCGAAAGTAAGATTTTATCCGACAAGGAAAAGAAGTTTGTCGAATTCATATTTCAAGGTTTAGGTAAGAAACAAGCGGCTTTGGAAGCCGGTTACGCACAATCTGCAGCGCACGTTCAAGCGACACGCCTACTAAAGAAAGATAAAATTAGAAAGGCCCTTGATCGTTTACGCTCTCTTCAACACCAACAAACCGTTCATACGATGGACAAAGAGATCGAATCGATTGACGCCATGATCCAAGAAGCTAGAGACAGAGGGCAAATAGGTGCAGCGGTCCAAGCTGCCAGACTCAAAGCACAAATGTTAGGGTACCTTGTTGATAAGAAAGAGATTAAAACAACAAACCTTGACACTATGAGTGATGACGACATAGCCCAATACCTTGATTCCCTAAAAGCATCCTACAGCAACACGCAGTAAGCGTGGTTGATTGTGGTTGACGGTTGATCCTTGACTCTTGATCAATCAGTTACAAACCCTAGCAGTAAGGAGTCAACAGACAACAACATAGCTCGGCGCATCTCTGTACAAGTCGGTACAACCCGGATCAACGGAAAATAAAAAAATGATATGTTTATAATAAAGATGTTTACTTTTGTTAAATAATTTAGTAAAATGAAACCACAATAAAGGAGAAAGAAAAATGAAAAAAACACAAACTAAACTACCTAGAACTGTTAACCAGATCGGAAACGATATCTGTCTTTTTAGATTGGTTAACCCTAAACAGCATGGAAGTAAATCCCATGCTATTTATCAAAAAGCTATGAAAGCCACAACTATCAAGGAAGCTTTTGAACAGGGATATAGAACTGTAGACATAGCTTACGATTCCATGTCTAATGGTAAATTTAAGAAACCTAATGTACTTATAGCTAGGCACCTGAAAAAAGATCACAAGGAATTATATTTAACATTCCTTAAAGAATTTAAGGATGTCAAGCTTTCACCTGAAATGGAAAAGAATGTGAAGCAATTCACAGCATTAGTTAACAAATTATAATTCGATTGGGGGGCTTAGCCCCCCTTTTTTTAGTCTTGATCGGTTGATCACGGTTGATCAGTTGATCGTTGATTGATCAGTTGATCAGTCTAGAGTTAGTAGTATGTAGTAAGGGGTAAGAGGTACCCGACTGTACAGCTCTGATCCGAGATTATTATATATAAAAAATATCTCGAACATATTTAATTTTTTAGTTGTTTTAAAAATAAAAATTTTTTATTATAAAGAATTAAGAAAGGAGAATTTATGAAAGAAATTATTTACATCATAATTATTTTAATTTTTTTAAAATTAAGTTTTTATTTTTTATAGTTCTTTTTATAGAAAAATATTTAATAAAAAAAATGAAAAAAAAGTTAAAAAATAATTTTACTTTTTTTAAAAAGTATGAAATAAATATACTATCTTTATTATAAAGATAGAAAGGAGAAAGAGAAAATGAGTAAATCTAAAGTAGATGAAAAAGGAAAAGGAAAACTAAATAAATTTCCTTCTTCTTTAATTAGAATTAAAGATAATTTAATTCTTCATAGATTAGTAAACGATAAAAAAGGAAAATCGTTTACTAGATTAGAGAATTATAAATTCTCTACTACTATCGAAAATTCCGTTAAAAACGGAATGAATAAAGACGATTACGATTATAATACTTCTAAGCTTAAAACTATCTATTCGATAGATTTAGGAAATCTTAATAAAGAAAATAAATTAAGATACTTAGATACTATTAATCTTAATCTTTCTTTTTTAAAAGATAGTAAGATATCTAATAAAGATGAATTATTATCTTTAAATAAAAAAGCTTTAGAAGAAATAAATAAATTATAATTTATTTTTCTAATAAATATTTTAAGAGAAGAGTTTAATACTCTTCTCTTTTTTTATTTCTATTTCCTAAAAAATTTTTTAAAAAAAATCGTATTAAGTTTAACGAAAAAAAATTCGTATAAGTTTCAAAAAAACTTTTCCCTGATGCTGTAGTCCATAGTAAACAGTCAACAAATGGCTTTTATGTATATAAATTTAGTATATAAATATAACAATGGCTTTTCTTACTGTTAATATTCCCCCTATTGAAGTTTATGTCAAAAAAGAGTATCTTTACGACCATGAAAAAGGTCATGGAGAATTTGAAAAAGGTGTTTGGGTCACTGCTAAGTCGATTACCGGCCGAGCTTTGTATTTCGAAACGTACCTATATAATTCTGGCGCTCTTTATGATAAGTTGCCTATATCTGCTTTCTGTTCAAAGCCAGTAGATAAAGACGATAGCTTACCATTAGAAGAGTTACAGTTATGGGATTGTTTTAGTTATCATGTAGCTGTAATCCAGAAATGTAATCCCGGGACAGGGCGTTGCAAGTATTTATCCCCAAGTAAAAATTGGCACTACGGAACTTATTTGTTCACGATAGATTCTGCTCACCCTGATCCCAATATTCCTGATGTCGGATATTCTGAAGTCCCGAGCCAACATAAGTCGTTTAATATTCTAGAACTAGATAACGGCCACTATGCAGCGCAACCCAATAACCGAGTTATATTTTACGATAAAAGTTTGTCTCCGAAAGAAATGACGTTCCCAGATTATAAAGTTTCGACTATTGAATATAGTGTCGAGCATCATTCTAAATGGGTCGCAGGAGATGATGAAAGTTTCTTTTATGAACTTAGAGATACTACAAAAAGCTGAACAGATAATATTAGATAAAAACGCTCCTCAAGAGATTCGAGAAAAAGCGTTCCTGGTCATCAAGAACCAAAAAGAAAAACAGGAAGTATCTGGAGCACAAACTTCGATACTAAAGTTTGCTCAACATATGTATAATGGATACAATACTCCTGCTCATATACAATTAATCGCTAAGAATCTAGAGGCGCTTGAAAATAATGAATTTGATCGTTTAGCTATATTCATGCCGCCAAGACATGGAAAGTCTATGCTATGTTCTGAAATGTTTCCCGCCTGGTTCCTTGGTCGTAATCCTAAAAATTTCGTTATTCAATCTACTTACGCTCAAGAACTAGCTGATGATTTTGGACGCAAGGTTCGTAACCATGTGAAATCGGAAGAGTTTATGAAAGTTTTTCCGAACACGACACTTCGAGATGATTCTACTTCAGCGAAACGTTTTCACACAGTTCAAGGTGGAACATACTCAGCAGTCGGTGCGGGTGGTGCTATTACAGGTCGTGGTGCACACTTGCTCATTATTGATGATCCAATAAAAGGGCGTGAAGATGCGGAATCTCAAGTTCAAAGAAGGAATTTAATTGAGTGGTATAAGTCAGTCGCATTTACACGATTAATGCCGGGCGGAAAAATTATTATTATTCAAACGAGATGGCACGAAGAAGATCTCGCCGGTTGGGTTTTAGAAAATGAACCAGGTCAGTGGAAAGTTTTAGATCTCCCTGCGATTAACGATAACGGGGATGCTCTATGGCCGGAAGCCTATCCTATTGAAAAATTAAAAAAGATTCAAACGACAGTCGGAGAAAGAGTCTGGCAAAGTTTGTACCAGCAGAAGCCATCAGCAGAACAGGGGCAAATTTTAAAAAGAGATTGGTGGCGTGTATGGGATAAGAAAAGATTTCCTGGTTGTCATACGATTATTCAATCTTGGGATACTGCGTTTTCAGCGAAACAGTCCGCTGATTACTCAGCGAGAACAACTTGGGGAGTATTTACACACATAGACGAAGAAGGAAGAGATCAAGCTTGTATAATTTTATTAGAAGCTTGGCGTAATCGTGTGGAGTATCCCGAACTACGAAAAGAGGCTCAACAATCATTTTTCGATTGGAAGCCCGATGTCGTCTTAGTCGAGAAACGAGCATCAGGGCAATCATTACTTCAGGACTTACGAAGAGCAGGAATCCCTGTGAAAGAATTTACACCAGATCGAGATAAAGTTTCAAGAGCACATGTCGTAGCTTCCATGTTAGAAACAGGGTTAATTTGGGTTCCTAATGAATCATGGGTAGAAGATTTAATTGAAGAATGTGCTTCTTTTCCATACGGAAAACATGATGACTTAGTTGATACATCAACACAAGCATGGCAACTTATACGAGATAATTATTTAGTTTCTCACCCAATGGATCCCGAAGATGAAGATTGGGACGATAAACCTTATCGAGTATTACAGAAAAAGTCCTTTTACAGTTAAACAAATATCGTTATAGTATTTTTATTATGGCAAGTATGTACAAAGCGACCAAGCCCATGCCGGCAAAATCTAGACCTAATTATGCGAAAGCTTTAATTGAAGAAGATGATCGTTTCTATGATAAATATCCAGGTTGTCTTAGAGATGATGAAATGCTCGTTGAAGCTATGAATAATCCAGGAAAAGAAATTACCAGCGATAGCATGCAAGAAACACCTATGAAAGTAAGTGGCATGATGGTCATTAAAATAAAGGGGTAAATTATGAAAGGCGATTTAAACAAAGACGGCAAGATGTCATCTTATGAAAAGAAACGTTCTATGGCTATTGAAAAAGCTATGATGAAAAAGGGCGGCAAGAAAAAGAAGATGACTAAAAAGAAAATGTCTACAAAAGACATGATGAAAAAATTAAGAAGTCTAAAAAAGAAGAAAAAGTAATGTATCAAAAAGGTAAAAATGCACCTAGAGGTTCTAGAAAACGTCTTTACACGAGAGACAAAGAACTTCTAGAAGATATTGAAGAACAACAAATAGCTGAAGCGGCCCGTTATGGTATAGATCGTAGTCAAATTACAACAACAGTAAACCCTGACGGTATGGGTAAAGATGCTTCAGCAGCAATAAAAGAATTCCTAAGAAATAGGAAGGAGTAAATTATGGGTGGTAGAAGAAAAGCAAAAGGATCATCTGTGTCAGATGAAGTAATGTCTAATACAAAAAATGTATACCCTGTTTCAGATCAAGACATTAATCGTTTAAAAGCATCTATAGATAATAGTCAAAAGACAACGACAGTAAAACCTGATGGTATGGGAAAAGATGCTGCGGAAGCGATTAAAGAATTTTTAAAAAAGAATAAGGAGTAAATTATGGGTGGAAGTAGATATGATCAGTTAAAAGATATGTTAAAAGATGCTCAAGAAGCTGGCGATGAAGATAAAGCTTCAGAAATTGTACGTGACATAGATTTAGAATTTCCTGATACTGAAGAAGATAAAGACTAATGCCTAGAAAACGAGATAAGCAACCTCCTAAGACGAAGAAATATTTTCGCCCTACTAAAAAGGGTGCGGGTATGACGAAAGCAGGAGTTGCTCGTTATCGTAGAGAAAATCCAGGTTCAAAATTATCAACAGCGGTTACAGAAAAAAATCCTAAAGGTAAACGTGCCGCTAGAAGAAAATCTTATTGTGCTAGAAGTGCGGGTCAAATGAAAAAGTTTCCTAAAGCTGCAAAAGATCCAAACTCTAGATTACGTCAAGCGAGAAGAAGGTGGAGATGTTAAGGAGATCATCTTTTCCAAAACAGATAAAAAATGGCAAAAAGAAAAAAACTAAAAAGAGCACCAAAAGAAAAGGGTGTTCCAAAAAAGTATCTTAGTGGAACTTCTGGTAGTTTACGTTCAAGAAGGGCTGCAGCTATTAAGAAACGAAATAAAAACTATAAGGGAGAGGGAGCACTTCCTGGCGATCTTGATTCTAAAGGAAGATATAAAGGCGGTGCTAAGAAAAGTAAACACACAGCAAAATTTAAAAGGATGTATGGATAATGTCTAATGTAACTAAAGCACTTCAAAATAAAGCCAAAAAAACAGGGAAGTCTGTATCTACGTTAAGAAAAATATATAATCGAGGACTAGCTGCCCATAGAACTTCGGGTCATCGCACGGGCGCTTCTCCACAAGCATGGGCGATGGCAAGAGTTAATTCAGCGTTAACAGGTGGAAAGGCCGCTAAAGTTGATGCTGATATTTTAAAAGGTAAGAAAAGTAAAAATAGAAAAGCAGACGGCACGAAGAAGAAAACGAAAAAGAAAGGCAAGAAAAAGTAATGGCTACTAAATTAGAAAACGAATTAGAAAAATTAAGAAAAGAAAATAAAAGATTAGATAAGGAAGTAAATAAACTTCAATCGAAAGTTTCACAGAAAGATCAAGCGTTAAAAGAAAAAGATTTACATATAAAATTTTTAACTGATCGTTTATCGAATTGGGCAGATAAGTTTTTTGAATTACGAACTAACTTTATAAATTTACCAATCGGAGATAAAGTTAAGCTACAGGAGAGAATGCAAGGTGGCGAGTGAAGAAAAAAATAAAATTGAAGATATATTAGAAGTAGAATCAGACGGTTCTATTAACATAGATATTTCTGAAGATGATGAGGAAGAGGAAGAAGAATTCGTTAATCCTTATAAGACAGATCATTATGCAAACTTAGCTGAAGATCTAGATAAAGATAGACTATCTGAAATTTCTTCTGATCTTTTAACTAAATTTGAAAACGATAAGTCATCTAGAAAAGATTGGGAAGATCAATATTCAAAAGGATTAAAAATGTTAGGAGTAATCTCTGAAGAAAGAGATGACCCATTCCCTGGTGCTTCTGGAGTTCATAATCCTTTAATGGCAGAAGCTGCAACTCAATTCCAAGCAAGAGCGATATCTGAAATGTTTCCACCAGGAGGTCCTGTTAAAACACAAATTGTTGGAAAAATAAGTGAAGAAAGAGAGCGACAAGCACAGAGAGTTCAAGAATTTATGAACTATCAAATTACTCAATTAATGCCAGATTACTTTAGTGAACTAGATCAGATGTTATTTAACTTATCTCTTGCAGGTTCAGCATTTAAAAAAGTTTATTATGACACTACGTTAGATCAAGTATGCACTAAATTCATTCCTGCGGAAGATTTAGTCGTTTCATATAGCACTACAGAGTTAGATACTTCTCCTCGATATACTCAAATTATGAAATTAACTACTAACGATGTTAAAAAATACATGAAAAGTGGTTTTTATCGTGATTTAAAATTAAGTCAAGCTTCAGATGATGGTGAAGATACTCAAATTCAACAAACTTTAGACGAGATAGACGGAATTAACCCTGGTAATAGTGATCAAACTAGACAAGTTTTAGAGTTTCATGTTGATTATAATGTAGTAAATGATGAAGATGATATTGAGTTACCTTACATAATTACAATAGATCGTTCTTCACAACAAGTTTTAGCGATTAGACGCAATTGGAAAGAAGATGACGAGTTACAAAACAAAAGAGTTTACTTCATTCACTATAAATATTTACCAGGTTTAGGTTTTTATGGCTTCGGTTTAATACATATGATTGGAGGTTTACAACATGCAAGCACTGGTGCGTTACGTGCGTTACTAGATAGTGCTGCATTTGCAAATCTAAATGGTGGATTTAAAGCGAAAGGTGCTCGAATTGAAGGTGGAGATATAACAGTATCTCCTGGTGAGTGGGTTGAAGTCGAAGCTTACGGCGATGACTTGAGAAAATCGTTTATTCCACTTCCATTTAAAGAACCATCGCCTACTTTAATGCAGTTATTAGGAATTTTAACTGAATCTGGACGTAGATTTTCTTCAATTGCTGATGCTATGGTCGGAGATGCAGCAAGTTCAGCACCTGTTGGAAGTATTGTAGCGCAGATTGAGCAAGGATCAAAAGTATTTAGTGCGATTCATAAAAGATTACACATGGCACAAGGAAAAGAACTTAAATTAATCGGTGAATTGAACGGAGAATTCTTAGATAACGAATATCCTTACGAAATTATAGGTGATGAAAAGATGATTAGACGAAAAGATTTCGATGGACGTGTCGATATTATCCCTGTATCAGATCCAAATATTTTTTCAGCGGCACAAAGAATAGCAATGGCGCAAACTGAACTTCAATTAGCACAATCTGCTCCTCAAATTATCGATGTGCGTAAAGCTTATGAACGATTAGTGCGTGCTTTAAATATTCCACAGCCCGAAGAACTATTACTTGAAGAAATAGAGCCAAAAAGAATGGACCCTGTTTCAGAAAATATGGCAGTATTAAACGGAAAGCCGATTGAAGCATTCGCTGATCAAAATCATACAGCCCATATTGCAGTTCATCAACAATTTTTATCAGATCCACGATTTGGTGGAAACAAACAAGCACAACAAGCAATCTTAGGTCCGATGTTAGCACACATGGCGGAACATTTAGCGTATCAATATAAGATGACTATGCAAAATTTAGGAATGCAAGCAGGAATGCAGATGCAAATTCCTAATATAGACTTTAAAGATAAAGATAATGAACAAGGAGAATTATCTCCAGAAGTAGAAAACGCTTTAGCTCAATTCGAAGCACAAACAGCTCAACTTCTAGCTCAAAGTCAACCTCCGAGTGAAGAACAAGTAAAGCAACAACAGCAGAATGCTAAAGATCAAGCTGAACTTCAATTAAAAGCTGAAGAATTAAATATTAGAAAAGCTAGATTTGTAGAAGGTGTAAAGAAAGATAGTCAAGTACAAGATCGATTAAACAAAGAACTTGAACTGAACGCTTTAAAGGAGGGTTTAAAAATAAAGAAAGAGATTAAAAATGAAAAGTAATCGACCGACCGGTGAAGAAATTCGTCAAGCTAAAAAATTTCTTTTAAATAAGAACATTCAAGTTCAAATTATTAAACCTAATCTATTTGCTCAAGCTTCAAAAGAACTTCAAAAAAATTTTAATGAAACACTTACTGCTTTAAGAGAAAGGATATCTAATGCTCAAACTAACGGAAGCAATATTAGAGGAAATAAAAAAACTTAGAAGAGATTTATCTGAACGAACTGTTAATCCAGGTTTTGATACTCACGAACAATATATCAAAACTATCGGAACTGTTTATGGTTTAGATAGAGCCAGAGATATTATTAAAGATATTTCTGAACGATACATGAAAGGAGATATACTCGAAGATGAGTAATATTGTCATGAATAATGATTGGCACACCGATAGTGATGTCGCTGATCCAAAAGAACTACCAATCCCATGTGGATATCGAATACTTATTCGACCAATCGCACCAATTAAAAAAACGAAAGGTGGAATTATCTTAACTGATAAAGCTGTAGAAGATCAAGCTTATCTTAATAGCAAAGGAAGAGTAGTTGCTATGGGAAATGAATGTTACGATAAAAGCCAAAAACCATGGTGTACAATTGGTGATTATGTAGTATATGGTAGATACGCAGGAAGTAAGATTGACGTAGGTGGCGTTAAGATGCTCTTGCTAAATGATGATGAGATATTAGCAGTTTTACCAAACCCTGATATCTTAACAACTAAAGTATAAACACGTGGCTCACACCCACGCAATACATGGGAGGTTAAACCATGATAGACGAAGAACTAAAAGAAGTTGAGGTAACTCTTGACGAAGAAAAAGAAGAACAAACGAATCAAAATCCAATTGAAGAAGCAGTCAATGCGCAACAGTTGGATAATGAAGGAGATTCTTCTGAGAATGCAGAATCAGAAAAGCCTGCATTAGAATCTGAACTTTCTAATCTTAAATCTGAATTAGAAGAAATTAAAAAAGAGCCTTATTCGGAAAGAGTAAAAAAACGTATCGCTAAAGAAGTTGCTAAGACTAGAGCGGCATCAGAAAAAGCAAAAATGCTTGAAGAACGTTTAGCTCGTATTGAAGCTTCTATGCAGGAAAAAGAACAAGAAGAAAAAGAAGTTCAATATAAAACGGTAGCGCAACAATTAAGAGAAGCTATCGAATCTGGTGAAACTGATAAACAAGTAGAACTAATGGAACGTATGTCTGATTTAAGACAAACGAAAACAATAGAGCCACAACAAACAGCAAAACCAGATGTTCAAAAACCACAAGAAGTACCAGAGTTAGCAAAAGAATGGATTGCTAAAAACTCTAGTTGGTGGAATAAATCTGATCACATGGATGCTACTTCTTTAGCTATTGGTATTGATACTCAATTAACTAATGAAGGATATGATCTCAATGATCCAGATTACTATGAAGAGTTAGATAAAAGACTATCTAAGTATTTTCCTAACTTAATGAATCCGCAAGAAACCGCAGATAAAAACACTTCACAAGATGATAAAAAGGTTGTATCTTCAGAACAGAAGAGAGTGCAATCGCCAGTTGCAGGTGTTTCTCGATCAACATCGGGTTCTGCTAAGAGCGTTAAGCTATCTGCTGATGATTTAGCAAATGCTAGAAAATTTGGAATAGATATTAGCGATCCAGCGGCACTGAAAAGATACGCAAGGGAACTTGCTAGTCTTTCAATACAGGACAAATAGAAAAGGAGCCTGATAATGACAACTAAAGAAACACGAGATGAGCTTTCTCGTAAAAAAGCTTGGAGACCGCCATCATTGTTAGAGGCGCCCTCAGCGAGGCCAGGATATAAGCAACGTTGGGTAGCGACTAGCATTTTAGGTCAAGATAACCCAACTAATTGGGCGAAACGAATGAGAGAAGGTTGGCAACCAAGAGATCCGAAGACTGTGTCTAAAGATTTCCCTGTTGCTACTATTGAACATGGAAAGTTCGCCGGTTACATTGGCGTTGAAGGAATGGTTCTCTGTGAAATGCCAGAGGAAATGGTTTCGGAGCGTAACGAATATTATGCAAATAAAACACGAAATCAAGAACTCGCAGTCGAGCATGACTTACATAGATCAGAACAACCAGGTAATCCTATCCAACGAGACCATAGATCTAAAACGACAGTAGGTGGTGAGTAAGGCAATGGCAATTTTAAGGAGGTAAATATAAAATGGCTAACGCAAATCAACCACAAGGTTTTGTGCCTAAAAGACACTTAACCGGCGGCGTGATCAGAGCCAATGAATACCTAATTGCGAATGGCAAAGCTGCAAATTTCTTTTCTGGCGATATCGTAGATCTCGGATCAGATGGATATTTAGACACTTTTGCTAATGATGAAAAAGCAATTGGAGTATTTTATGGCGTTGAATATGTCGATGAAACTACAGGTGACGTGAAGTTCTTAAAAAAATGGGCTTCCGGCACAACAGTAAAAGCTAACACACAAGTGAAAGCTTATGTTTATGACGATCCAATGATTACTTATGAAGTACAAGCCGGTAACGGTTCTATCGCTCAAGCTAACATTGGTGAAACAGCAAACGTTCTATTAACAGCAGGTAATTCTACTTACGGTTATTCACAACATGAGTTGGATAACGACACTCTATCAAACGCTTCTCGTGTTCTTAGAGTTTTAAGAAAAGTAGATGAGCCTAATAATGATTTCGGTGCAGATGCTAAAGTTGAAGTAGTTATCAACCAGCATAGGTTATCGACTCAAGGCGCAGGAGTATAATAAGTTATGGCATTAAATAGATCTTTATTTACAAAACAGCTTAACTTAGGCCTTAACACTATTTTTGGTATGGAATACGACCGTTACCCAGAACAGTGGAGAGAAATATTCTCTGTTGAGCAATCACAAAAAGCTTTTGAAGAAGATGTACAAATGATTGGTTTCGGTGCAGCTCCTACTAAAGCAGAAGGCGCAGCCATCTCTTACGAATCAGGAAGAGAAGGTATTGTAGCAAGATATACACACGAGACAATCGCATTAGCATTCTCAATTACTGAGGAAGCTGAAGAAGATGGTCTTTACGGTTCACTTGGTGCAAAATACGCTAGAGCTTTAGCAAGATCAATGCAGCACACAAAAGAAATCAAAGGTGCTAACATCTTAAACAATGGCTTTAACACAGTAGTCGGTGGTGACGGAGTAAGTATGCTTAATAGTGCTCACCCACTCGGCGGTGGCGGAACAGCTTCAAACGTTCTAGCAACTGCAGCTGACTTATCAGAAACATCTCTAGAGACAATGTTAATTCAGATTTCTGAAATGACAGATGACAGAGGTATTCCGGTTGCAGCTACAGGTCAGAAATTGATCGTTCCACCAGAGTTAATGTTTATTGCTGAAAGAATCATTAACAGTAATTTAAGACCAGGAACAGCAGATAACGATATTAACGCTATGAAATCTATGGGTATGATCCCAGGTGGCGTAGCAGTTAACCAGCGTTTAACTGATCCAGATGCGTTCTTCTTAATGACAGACGTGCCAGATGGTATGAAGCATTTCGTAAGACGTAACTTAAAGAAAGCTGTTGAAGGTGATTTCGAAACAGGAAACTTACGCTACAAAGTATCAGAAAGATACTCTTTCGGTTTTACCGATTGGAGAGGTGTCTTCGGTACTCCAGGCGCAGCCTAATAATTAATTAAAGTGAGGGCGATATGCCCTCACTTCCCAAAGACATAAATGACTACTAAGGAGGTAGACTAATGGGTACAACAACTTTTTCTGGCCCAATAAAAGCCGGAACAATTAAAGACACTACAGGTTCAACTGTAGGAACTGACGTTAAAAACGTAGGTTCTGTCGTAATGGCACAATCTAAAGTAATCGATATTATAGGAGCAGACGCAAACGATCAAGTATGCGCAACTATTCCTGCTAACTCTCAAATCGTAGATGTAATTTTAAACGTTACTACAGTTAGCAATGATAGCGGTACTGCTGTTGTTAACGTAGGAACTTCAGCTGATCCAAACGCATTTCTTAGTGCAGTGAACGTAAAAGCATTAGGAACTACTCATGGAACTTTAGACACTGAAGCTACTGATGTAGGAACTACAGATATACAGGTTTTAGCAGATTTCGCTGGCGGTAGTGACGATGGTACTACTGGTGCAGCTACTGTAACTGTATTATACATTCAAAATAATAACTTATCTTAATCAATATAGGGCCTGTTAAAGGCCCTATTTATTGTATATAGTTGCGATAATGAGTAAACTTACGGAATATTTTGATAAACAAAAAGAAAAAGCCGTTGACGTTTTAATGGATTTTTTAAAAGATATTGATATAGAAGAAAAAGAATCTAATATAGAAGAAAAAGAAACTATTAAAGATATAGAACAAGAAGAGGAACAAATTAAGACGGAAGAAGAAAATTCTAAAGTTTTAGAACAAATTCAAGATTCAATTAAAAATTATCAAAAAATAGCAGGAACTAATCCTTCTTCTACTTCAAAAATTTATAAAGGTCAAAATTTAGTAGGAACTCCTCAATCTATGGGCGCTTTTGGTCCTTTATCTCAAATGAAACAGCCTAGTAGTCCTTTATTTGCTTCTCAAGATTTATTTCAAAGTTCAAAATTAAAAGATATATCTACAACTATTGCTAATTTACAAAAACTTTTAAAAGGAGGTGTCAATGTCTAATTCAGATATTTTCGCTAAAAGCACTACAACAACAGGAAGTGACGTTACTTTACATGCTGGCCCAATAAGAATAAAAGGATTTATTGTAACTCCTACAGGCACAGCAGGCTCCGTTACTTTTA